AGGGTACTGTCCTGCCAGGGTACAGGGCAGGACACAGTAACCTTAGCAGGGTGCTAGGCAACGTTGCTAGGGTAGCGTTTTCTGAGTGCATCCACCACTGGCTCGTTGACCCTCAAGAGGCCGTCTGCCGGTGCGATGGCGAGCCCCATTATCATGCAGGTTGTCGGCTCTGCCTCGCCACCCGCACCTTCCCAGCCTTCCTTGAGCCCGGTCCGATAGCGAATGCGGTGGCGTATGGGAAGAGGGGGGCGAGAGCTACGTGGAAAGGGCGGAAGTTAGCATGAGGACTCTCACTGACATCGCCGACATGGTGAGCGACTGGCAGGTTGCGCTCGCTCTCGGCCAGTGGACATTTAGGCTTACTCAGAAGAGGAGCTATGACGACCGCGTGTTCCGCGTCGAGCACGTCCGACACTATCGAGAGGTGCAGGTGAAGGTGTACCCTGAAGCCCTCACGATGCCCGCTACGCGGTGTTGGCGCTTTGTCTGCCATGAACTACTACATCCCTTTTTCTGGCCGGTAGAGGAGGTCTTGGCGACTGACATAGGTGAGGGCGCTGTGTATGAGCGCTGGCATGACGCAGAGGAGACGGCTATCGACGCGCTGTCTATTCAGTTAGTCGAACTGTTTCCTATGCCGGCGAAGTATGCAGAAGCGCCCGCTGAGTAGCGAGCGCCCTTTCCTGCTAGTCGGGCCGTGCGCCTACTTGCCCTCTGCCTTCTCGATGGCGGCGCGGGCCATGTCCATTGCCCTCTTTCGGTTGTTCAGGTAATCGGCAGGCTCCCAACTTTCAGGTAGCATCGCCTTCAGCGCCGCCAGCAGGTCGGCGTTGATGGCGCGGAGGTAGGCAGTGGCATTCTTCACGGTCAACTCCGTGATTCTGTCTTCAAGTTCGTCGCGCTGTGCCATCGTTCTCTCTCCTCTAACTATCATCCGTCCGTCCCTGGGGCCCTCAGACCCATCGCGGCGGCAATAGCAGCCCGTGTGATCCGCCGTGCAACCCTCAATTCCGACGGACCCGCACGATTCTCTATCGCACCCGTCAATACGCGGTCGGATTCCTTGAGTGCCGCCAGCAGGTCGGGGGCGGCTGCTATCAGGTGGGCGTCTGGCTCGATCCATTCATTAGTGTCCTCGTCAAATGATTTGCTGCCAGCTACACTACATACTCTCTGGCCGTTAGGAGCGATTATGTCCTGCTCTGCTCCAAGGCTGTGGTATGGAGCGATTGTCCACGGTCCCGGTGTGTGTGCCATCGTTCTCTCCTCTGCTATCTTCTCTCGCCGTCAGTGGGCGCTGTCATCTTGTCCATTGTTCTCTCCTCTTTGCCAAATTGAAGAGCCCCATCGCCCGACTCAGAGGTTAGGCCGAGTCGCGGTCGTGAGACCAGGCTCCGGGGCTCATGCTGCAAATGACAAGACCGCTGACTCATGGACCTAACCTCTGCCCTGATTATCGGCGATGCTCGCTCGGTTGTCAAGGGGTCTGGACAAGTATTTGCTAGTTCGTTTCAGCTCTTAGCGCATTGAATGACCGGCTTGTTGACGCTTGGCGTATAATAGGCGAAAGGGAGTAGACAGATGAGAGTGGCCCCGTCCTTGCCTTGTCGGAAGCCGGGATGCCACAATCTTCAGCCATGTGCACTGCATCCTGGCAAGCCGTTCGCATCGGTAGGACTGCGACCATCAGCATCGGAGCGTGGCTACGGCGCCAGACATCGAGAGTGGAGGGCACTCATACTCGCTGCTCACCCTATCTGCCAAGCGGTCGACTGTGATCAACTAAGCACAGACGCTCATCATATCGTCCCTATTCGCTTCGGTGGTCCGCGTTTCGATGTGGCAAATGGTCGCGCCCTCTGTCACTTTCATCATGCACAGCAGACGGGGAAAGAAACGGGGCGGAGATGGAAAGTACCTGCCTGAATTGCGGTAAGACGTTTGTGACTAATAGACGTGTTCGGCAATACTGTTCCTACCGCTGCTCTAACAAGGGTAATGCTGACAAGCGCTTGGAAGGTAAGACGGCGACCGTCTGGAGTTGTGGTGGGGGAGTACAGAGCACGGCTATCGCTGCCCTTATCTGCGCTGGCAAGATGCCGAAGCCGGATTATGCCATTATCACGGACGTTGGCTATGAGAAGACGGCGACGTTTGACTATGTGGAGGCGCACATGATACCGCGGCTCGCTGGCATCGGCCTGGAACTTCAGATCATCAAGACGACGGACTACACAGATAACACCATCATCGACCCGCAGGGCTATGTGCGTATTCCTGCCTTCAGAGACGGGGCTAAGTTCCCAACGCATTGCAGTGGTAGATGGAAGGGATACGTCGCGCGCAAGTGGATGCGCGAACAGGGTATCGCGAAGGCTATCAACTGGATTGGCATCTCACTCGATGAAGCGCGTCGGGCGCGAGAGTCGACCTTGCAGTGGGTTGAACTGCGCTATCCCCTGATCGATATGGGCATCAGGCGCGAGGATTGCTTGTGGCTCATAAGCGAGCACGCATGGCCTCGCCCTCCGCAGACATCGTGTTTCATCTGTCCACTTCAGAACGACGGGAGTTGGCTACGGACCAAGCAGCAATATCCGCAGGACTGGGCACGGGCAATAGAAATTGAGCGGGAGATACAGCGAGTGAAGCCGGACGTGTACTTGCACAAGTCACTCGTGCCATTGCCCGAAGTCGAGTTCAAGTTTGCGTGGGCTGACGCGATGGGCGAATGCAAAGAGCTGGGTGTTCAATGCTGGGGGTAGGCGGTCGAATATTTTGCAAGTGTCGTTTGCGCCGTACCGCTAGCGTACCACTTTGATGCTATTTACGATTTGATTGAGGACTGATTGCTATGCCAATAGTAGGACGCAAACCAAAACCCGAAGACCAGCGGCGCAACCAGAATAAGCACGTCGACTGGGTCGAGGTTATAGACAGACCCTTTGAGGACGCCCCGCCACTCAAGGGCAAGTGGCCGGCGAAGACAAAGCGATGGTGGCATGCCGTCTCGACTATGCCTCATTGTATTCTGTGGACCGATTCGGAATGGCAACGGGCTTTCGATACTGTGGAGATGGTGGCGGCGTTTCATCAGGGCGACTTGAGGCTGGCGACAGAACTCCGTGCTCGTGAACGCGAGATGGGTACGACCCTAGACGCCCGCCGCGACCTGCGTATCAGGTATGTCGAAGCGAAGGCGAACGAGGAGCGACCGGCGTTAGTGGCTATTAAAGACTACAGGAAGGCGCTGGAAGGATGAGGGGTTACGACGAAGGCGAGTGGGAAATTCAGTTGGGAACACAAGTCCGCAACATATTCGGTGCACCAGCCAAAGTGGCCGATATGCGTTTCTACCGACGACCTCGCTCCGCAGACTTCGACTTGCTTCTGGAGGTCGAATTCGATAATGGCCGTCGTCAATGGGACGTCTACTATCACTTCTTGCCGGACGATGCGGAGCCAAGCAGATTCAGGAAGGCGCTGGAAGGATGAATGAACCTAGAGTTGAAGCCGTTATTGATAAGAACGTCTATTGCTGGAAATGTCGGGAGAAGATAGGCGACGAGTTGGCCCGCCCGTGGATTATCACCTGCCACGAATGCACAGCACTCAATCACAGTCCTTGGGGCTATCCCGGTATGCCCACACAGTCTGCGATGGCCCCAACTCAATCAGGCCACGCTTAGGAAGGCGATGGAAGGATGAGCGGGGAGAAGCTCAAAGCGAGCGCCATTATCTGGACGGTAGATTGGCGGATTGGCGACCGCCCTCCCCGGTCAAAGAAAGAATGAGATGACGGTGGTAGCGCTAGCAATGCCCGTCACCGCCGGCCCTACCTGGCAGCGTGACAAGCACGGTAAGTTTGTCCTTCCGACGCATACGCTTGGCTGGGACATCCTCGGCTGGACGGCGGAATACCTGCTCCAGCCGGACGGTCCCCTAGCTGGCGACCCGTGGAAGTTCACGCAGGAGCAAGCCCGTTTCCTTCTTTGGTGGTATGCCGTCGACGAGCGAGGCCGTTTCATCTATCGCTCGGGGATGCTGCGAAGGATGAAGGGGTGGGGTAAGGACCCATTCGCGGCTGCGATTTGTGGTGTTGAGTTCGTTGGGCCATGCCGGTTCGACCGTTGGGAGAACGGGCAACCAATCGGGGAACGGCATTATTCGGCTTGGATACAGGCTGCGGCCGTTTCGCGTGAGCAGACCCGCAACCTGATGACGATCTTCCCGGCCATGATGTCGCCGAAGATGATCGCCGAGTTCGGTGTCGATGTCGGCAAGGAGATCATCTACGCGAACAACGGGCGCCAGCAAATCCAGGCCGTAACGAGTTCGCCACGGGCGCTTGAGGGCGGGCGTGCAACCTGCGTTATCAAGGACGAAACTCATCACTGGCTCGGCTCCAACGAAGGTCACGAGATGAGCAAGGTCATTGCCCGCAACGTGGCGAAGTCGCGCGACGGCTCCTCGCGGGTGCTGGCGATCTCCAATGCCCATGCGCCTGGTGAGAACTCCGATGCGCAGAGCGACTATGAGACAGCGCAGAAGATCGCTCAGGCCGGTTTGGCGAGCGACTTCCTCTATGACTCGCTCGAAGCGCCGGAGGGCATTGACCTGGATGACGATGGGGCGGTCTTGTCGGGTGTCCTGGCCGCCTGTGGCGACTCCGAATGGGTCAGCCCGGATCGTCTACTAGCTGAGATTCGCGACCCCCGGACGTCGCCCGCGATGGCGCGGCGCTTCTACCTGAATCAGATCGTCGCCGAAGAGGACAAGCCCTTCGACTACGAGCAATGGCTGACGCTGGGAAAGCCCGACTACGTCGTGCCGGACGGCGCGCTGATAACGCTCGGCTTCGATGGTTCGACGAAGCGCGACCACACCGCGCTCATCGGGACCGAGATTGTGACCGGGCACCAATGGGTCGTCGGCTACTGGGAACCCATAGAGACGCGTGCCGGTGAGATAGAGATTCCCTTCTTTGAGGTCGACGCGACTGTCGACGCGGCATTCACCCGCTGGAAGGTCTGGCGCGGCAACTTCGACCCCTTCTACTGGCGGGACATGGTCGCGGCCTGGGCGGGCCGGTACGGGGCGGACATCGTCGTGAGTTGGGACACGACCAAGTACGGCAAGATGGCGTTCTCGCTACTGGCGTATCGCGAGGCGATACAGACTGGCGCCCTCTCCCATGACGGCGACCCGCGTTTCGCTGCCTGCATCCAGAACGCCCACAAACACATGCTGTCCATGACGGATGACGACGGCAACCGACTGTGGGTGATCCAGAAGGAGCGCCCGGACTCGCCGCTGAAGATCGACGCGGCGATGGCGGGTTGCCTATCCTGGGAAGCGTACACAGCGGCGATAGCGGCCGGCGCGAGCACGGAGCCGGTGGGAATAGGGATGATGCTGGTATGATCCGCTTACCTGTATTGACAATTAAGCGTATAATGTCGGGGATGAGGCAAACATGCCGACATGAGCGGGTCAGTACTGCCGGGTGGTGTGAAATCTGTGGCCAACCGATGGAAGATGCCCTCTACGTCGTGCGCCGCGAGGTTCCGAACAGTGAAAATCATTGATGCTGACGACCGCAAGGTGCTCGCGCAGTGGGCGATCCTCGTCCTCACCGCTATCGTCGTCCTCATCGTGGCGGCGGGCGCCCTCGGGTTCGCCCTCTCAGTGTTTGAGGCGGCAAGGAGGTTGTAGTACTGTGCTGATGTTACTTGCCATCTTCGCCATCTGGTTGAGCGGGTGTATTGTTGGTGCCCTCATTGGTCTCTGGATAGCCTACCTACGTACACATTAGGAGGTTCCGACATGGGACTCATCGCTGATACACTTCCCTCTCCCTTCGTCCGCAACGCTGCTCCCGCCATTATATCTTCAACCTTCGGCGCGGGCATGTCTCCGATGGGCAGCAACTATCTCGGCTTCTCCGGCGCCTACATGCGGAACGAGATCGTCTTCGCAGCCATTGAGATGCTGGCGACATCGGCGGGCGAGCCGCACATCATGGGTACGCGCCGGCAGCGTTCCAGTCCGCAGATTCGTAACGAGATTCGCAACCTCTGGGCGACGGGGACGCCGTACTATCAGGTGCCGAGTCGTCTCATCCGTAACGGCTTTGTCAAGGAAGTGCCGGATCACCCGCTGGTCCGTCTGCTGAACAACCCGAACCCCTTCATGAGCCGCAGCCAACTCTGGGGCACCGTCGTTATGGACCGCTGCCTCGCCGGCAATGCCTACATCCTGAAGGCACGCGGGCCGCTCGGCAACATCGCTGAACTCTGGCGGCTCCGGCCGGACCGCGTTCGCATTATCCCCGGCGGCGAGTTCATCAAAGCCTATGAGTACAACACTGGTGCGGGGAAGGTCGAGTATCCGCCCGAAGACATCATGCAATTCAAGACGCGACACCCGCTGAACGATTACTATGGGATGCCGCCGCTGATGGCGATTGCCGCTCGCGTCGATATCGACGACTACATGAAGAACTTTTTAAAGACCTTCTTCGAACGCGGCGGCGCTGGTATCGGTGGCGTGCTGAGCGTGAAGAACCAGCTCAGCCAACAGCAGCGCGATGATGTTAGGGCGCTGCTCGAAAGCCGAGCGTCGGGTCCGTCTAACTGGCACAGGACGCTCGTCCTTGATGCGACCGAGGCGACGTATAACCAGATGGGCCTGAACCGCGGCCTCCGCGACGCGCTCCCGAAGGAACTGGACGCTGTCTCCGAGGCGCGGATCGCGATGGCGTTCGGGATACCGGGCTCGATCCTCGGCCTGCTTATCGGCTACGAGTCCTCATCCTATGCCAACAAGCGGCAGGACTGGCAGGTGTTCTGGGACCTGACGATGACGCCGCTGCTGTCTGACCTAGACGATGTACTGAACCTCAAGATTGTGCCGGACTTCGCAGGTGTCGATGAAGTAGCATTCGACCTGAGCGATATCCGGGCTCTCCAGGAGGATGTTGACAAGATTCACGAGCGGCACCGCAAGAATGTGCAAGCTGGTCTGGAGACATGGGAAGAGGGACGCGACGGTCTCGGCCTCGACCCGGAGATTACGGAAGGAACCCTAATCATCCCGTCAAACATGACGCCGACGAAAGTCGCGCTGTTGGACGAGGCACCTCCGCCTCCGCCGGTTCCGCAACTTCCGCCTGCCACGGCGGTCGTAGAAGCCCTACGAGCCACCTTCACGCAGCCGCAACTCGCGGCGCCCGCTAAGGCCGTGTCGATTGTCGATGAGGCATATTGCGGGTGCGGACGCCTTCTCGGGAAGAACCTGAATGAAGGCGGCGAAGTTTGGTGTGCGAGGTGTAAAAAGGACGTGATGGTTCAATGACTGAGTTTGTGTGGGTCATCACACGCGAAGGGACTTGACAAACCGTCAAGTAGGCGTATAATCACCTTAGCAATTTGACAACTGAATAGGACGACGGCGAGAGCGAAGAGCCAGTACCGTCAGCGGCCAGAGCGAAGAGCCGGGGCCGTAAAGTCCGTGAGGCTATAAGCCCGATCTACAGGTTCACCGGAGCCTGCGAGATGCGGGCTTTTTTGTTTGCCCGGAGATTGAGCCTATGCCACTTCCGAAGCCGAACAAAGACGAAGACAAACCTACGTTCATGGGCCGCTGTATGAGCGAATTGAAAGAGGAATACCCCAAGCAGGACCAGCGCGTCGCGGTTTGTCTGACGCAATGGAGTAAGGGAACTGAGGACAGCATGAAGAGCTGGTACGAAATCCGCAATGCGACTGCCGAGACTGCTGAGGTTTTGCTCTACGACGAGATCGGCGGTTGGGGCATTACGGCCTCCGACTTTGCTAAGGAACTCCAGGGCGTCAAGGCCAAGATCATCAACCTGCGGATCAACTCGCCGGGCGGCGATGTGTTCGATGGCGTCGCCATCTACAACGCATTGAAGAATCACCCGGCAGCCGTTCACGCCGTCGTCGATGGCTTGGCCGCTTCCAGCGCGTCCTTCATCAGCCAAGCGGGTGACACCGTTCTCATGGCGACAGGCTCGACCATGATGATTCACGAGCCGAACGGCATGACGATGGGCGACGCCCAGGACCACGCGAAGATGGCGGAGACGCTGAACAAGATGGGCGACACCATCGCGTCTTTCTACGCCATGCGTGCCGGCGGCGATGAACCGCTTTGGCGGGCGCGGATGCGGGCTGAGAGTTGGTTCAGGGCGCAAGAGGCCGTCGATATCGGTCTGGCCGATGGCGTCGTAGGGGGCAAGGCGGAGAACCGCGTCGGCATCTTCAACCTGAGCAGCTTCAAGAACGTGCCCGACTGGGTTCCGCAGGCTATCGCTCCACCTATTGATGAGCCGAAACCTGAACCGGACCCCGTACCAGAACCATCCCCGATTACGGAAGGACTCAAAGAGGGCGTCGCCCAGGTTGTCAAGCGACCGGGGTTGCCGCCCTTTGACTTTAGAGAAGCAGTAAAGGCGGGCACAGCCCGCGAAGGAGACTAGATATGGCAAAGATCGCAATTCCCGAGAAGCCCGAAGAGCTTGAAGAACTGTTGGGCGACCGCAAGCGCGTCGAGGCGCTGATCGACTCCGGCCAGTTTGCCGATGTGGTCAAGGCGTATGCCAAGGCCACCGACGACCGAGGCCAGCTTGCCGACATCGTGAAAGAATCCATTGATGCGGCATTCAAGGGCCAGGACGCACTCCGTGCAACCATCGACGAGACCGTTAAGGAATCGTTGGAGAAGACCCTTGGCACCTACGGCGTGAAGCGCCCGGAGATGATCGTCGGCACTGACGCCAAGGCGCACGGTGCGGCCTACAACAAGCACGCCCTCGGCTCTCCCCTCGACAAGGAGTTCGAGAATACCGCCGACTTTTTTGAATCGATCTGGCACGGCAACCTGGCCGGCCAGGACCGCTGGCGCAAGATTCGCAACGACTACAGTTCGATTGATCCCGCAGCCGGCGGCTTTCTAGTGCCGGAAGTCCTGCGATCAGAGTTGCTTCGTCTCGCCCTGGAGACATCCGTTGTTCGCCCGCGTGCGCGGGTCATTCCAATGGACTCGGCGCGGGTTCCCTTCCCGTGTATCGACTCGACCTCTCACGCCTCCAGCGTCTTCGGTGGCATTACCGGAACGTGGATCGAGGAGAGCGGAACGCTCGGCGAATCCGAAGCCAAGTTCGGACGTGTCGTACTCCAGGCAGCGAAACTCGCTGCCAGTTGCGACGTGCCGAACGAACTGTTGCAGGACTCCATCGTGTCCTTCGCGGCGCTTATCGAGCAGATGATGCCCGAGGCAATCGCCTGGTATGAGGACGTGGGTTTCCTGACCGGCAACGGCGTCGGTCAGCCGCTCGGCGTTCTGAACAGTCCCGCCCTCGTCACCGTGACGAAGGAGACGGGGCAAGTCGCCGACAGTATCGTTTGGGAAAACCTGGTCAAGATGTACGCCCAGATGCTACCGGGTTCGCTCGGTCGCGCAGTCTGGGTCGCGAACATCAACTGCTTCCCCGAACTCGCGACGATGAGCCTTAGCGTCGGCACCGGCGGCGGGGCAATCTGGCTGAACAACGGCGTCAACGGCCCGCCCGCGCAGATTCTAGGTCGACCCCTGATCCTGACGGAGAAGGTTCCGACCATCGGTGGCGCTGGCAGCGGCAAGGACATCTCCTTTATAGATTTTGGATATTATCTTATAGGAGATAGAATGCAAATGCGTGCGGAATCCTCGCCGCATTTCCACTTCAGTACAGACCAGACAACTTTCCGTATTATTGAGCGGGTTGACGGTAGAGGCTGGTTGATGAGCGCCTTGACACCAGCCAATTCGAGTACAACTTTGAGCCCGTTCGTGACCTTGGGCGAGAGGGGCTAGACAATCGAATAAGGCCAGCTTGGGCGGGCAATAACCCCCCCGCCCAGGCCAAGACCCGGTAGGCATTGAAACCCCTGCCGAGATGGGCGAAAGGAAAGTGTAATGGCAAGCAACCCAGGTGGATTGGGCCGAGTGTGCGACTTCAGCGTCGGAATATCCCCCGTTGATACGCAGACCGGCAACATGACCGGCAAGCGTATCTCGATGGAGAACTGCGGCGGCCTGATGATCGTCCTGTTCAAGGCGGCGGGCATCGCCAACGACGACTACTCGATACATCTTGTCGAGCACACTGCTTACACCGGCGGGACTAGCACAGACCTGGCCTGTATGACGAGATACTGGCAGAAGAAGGAAACGGCGCTCGACGGTGACGAGGCATGGAGCGAGGTAACGCAGACGGCCTCCCACGCCAACACCGCCGACGCTACCTCTGCCGAAGCGGAGATGATCATCGTCTTCGACGTACAGGCATCGCAGTTGAGCGACGGCTACACCCACATCAGCATGGACTGGACGGACACGGGCGCGGGCGGGACGCAGCCGGGCTGCATCCTGTACGTCCCCTACGACCTCAAGGTACAGCGCAAGCCGGCGAACATGACGAGCTGGCTGCGGCCGGGCGTAGCGAACGCATAAGGAGGATAACCTAGATGGCTGAGGCAGACGAACTCCAAGAACGAATAGATGCGGCGCGAGAAGACATCCAGAAGGTTGTGTCCTTCCTAGTCAACCGCTTCGGTCGTGAGGCTGACGTATTCGCGCACCTCAACTCGGCACTCCGCCATCTAAGGGAAGCGCCTCCACCCAGACAAGAGAAAGCGGTGGCCGTCGAAGAGGCGGCCACCGAAGAACCCGAAGAAGAAGTCGAGAGTATAGCGCCGCCCCTGGAGGAGCCGGTCGCCGTGGCTGAGGCCGTGGCGTCCAAGGGTGCCCACAGAGGACGGCGGGGAAGGAATAAGAGAACATGAGTGGACAGTGGAAAGGCAAGGCAATCCGAGAGAGCACGCTGGGCATCCACGTTAACAAGACGCTGGCAACTCTCGCCGACGGCAATATCTTCGCTACCTACGGCCGGGTGCTCGTGACCCTACTGTGGGGCCAGAGCGTAACTGCAGGAGACGGCGGCGCGACGACGCTTAAACTTCAGGAAGAAACGAACACCGTCGATCTCTGCGCGGCTACGACCATCACTGGTGATGTGACAGGAACCACGTATCAGTTAACGGGTGATGTGGCGGTCATCCTCAACGGCACCGGCAATACTCCTGTCATCGGCGTCGGCTATGCCCTCTCAGCGTTCCAGCAGAACCCGATCATCATCGGTATGCCTGGGGCGCTGGACGCGATCCAGCAAGTCCAGACGGGCGACGACACGACGGGCGTGATCGAATGGCACGCCTACTACATCCCGCTCGAAGAGGGCGCCTACATGACGGCGTCGTAACAAGTTCGGGTGCGCTCGGCGGTAGGCAACTGCCGCCGAGCAACCCATAACGGAGGCAGCCGATGACCGTGTACATTCGTGGCCTTGATGGCAAACTCAACGACATCCTGACGATCCTCGGGACGACTACACCTCAGTTGTTTCCCTTCTGGGAGGCTACGGGCCAACTTGTTACAGGCATCGGCATTGGCGACTTGGTGCCCCGTGAGACCGCCGGCGCAGCGGAGGACTTGGAGCATGACTATGCCCCACTGAAGTTGCCGTGCGGCCTCTATTCCTACCACTTCCACCCGACCGGCGACCACCACCTGGCGGGCATCGACCACGCCGACTACAGCTTCGCCGGCACGGGAGGCATGAGTCTCGGTGCCTGGATTCGGCCTAATAGGGTGACTAACAACTGCATCATGGCTAAGTACGACGTAGCGGGTACGGATCGCGAGTACCGGCTCTGGCTCGACGCCGCCAGCAAACTTGACTTCGAGATGTACGACGACACGGCGAACGCGAGTGAAATAGCTATTAGCGCCGCCACCGACATCACGTTAGGCCAGATGCAGTTCGTCGTGGCGACGTATGACGGGACTGCCGCTACACCTACTGTCTATCTCTACGTCAACGGTGTGGCGGTCAACGACGGCAGTACGACAGAGACGGGCAACTTGGTTGACATGATTCCCGGCGCAACGCCGCTGACTGTCGGTTGTAGCGGCGTAACGGCGACGCCGACCTTTGAGTTTCACGGGCGCATCGCGTTGCCCTTCATCACGGGCAAGGCGCTGACGGCGGCGCAGGTCGCGTCGTTCTACAAGTTGACGGCGCCGATGGTGGGGATCTGCTGATGTCGTGGGCACAGTTACAGGCGATAGCGCAGGAAGCGCGCGAAGAGGCGCAGCGTCAGCGGACTGAGCCGCCGCAAGCCTGCCCGCGCGATGGCGAGCCGCTGGAATACCACCCAGGCAAAGGCGTCCTGCACTGCAAGTTCTGCGGCTGGATGACGACGGGCAAACCGAATGGATAGCGAGGAAGAGTCGTGGGAAACACCGCAACCCGAGCTTATACGACGGTCACGGCGGTCAAGGCCGACGTGGGACTTGCCGGTCCTGACCTCGATTCACTTATCCTCCGGAACATCAAGGCTGCGACTCAGCACATTGAAAACATACTCGGGCGGCGCTTCATCCCGGAGACGGCGACGAAACTCTACCGCTGGCCGTCACAGAATGGACGGGGCGGCTACGTCCTGAAGTTCCCCGACGACGATCTACTCGCCGTAACGCTCCTACAGGCGAAGGCTCAGGACACGACGCCGACGACGATCGTTGCCGCAGACTACTTCAAGGAACCGGCCAACGGCCCGCCCTATGGCAGCATCGAGATTGATCTGTCCTCTTCGGCTGCCTTCGAGCCGGGCGACACGCCGCAACGGTCCATCTCCGTCGCTGGACGCTGGGCCTATTGCGAGGACACGGAGGCCGCCGGCGCGCTGGCAGAAGCTGACGACGGTTCCGAGACGGCCCTAGATGTCAGTGACAGTTCACTCATCGACGTGGGCAACACCATCCTCATCGGCACGGAGGCCATGTTCGTCTCGGCGAAGGGCCTACTTGATGTCGGAACGAACACGAATGCGGCGCTGACGCAGGATAAGGCAGGGACGACAGTCGCTGTCGTAGATGGCACGAAAGTCAAGGCGGGCGAAATCATCACCGTCGAGTCGGAACGGATGCTGGTGGAATCCGTCAGCGGCAATAGTCTCGCGGTGAAGCGGGCCTATGACGGTTCTGTCTTGGCCTCGCATCTGACGAATCAGGATATCTACGCACCGCGCACGCTGACCGTCGTGCGAGCCGTGAACGGTACGACGGCTGCTGCCCACTTGGATGCAGCGGCCATCGTCAAGTATGCGCCGCCGGGCGATATCGAGGAATACTGCCGCGCTCGTGCTATCGCACAGCATGAGCAGGGCAAGTCCGGTTGGACAGGTGTCATTGCTAGTGCAGAAGGCGGTTCCGTCGAGACCAAGATGTTCGGACTGTGGGCGATGGAGAAGGCACTCAAAGCTTCATATGGGCGTGTGGGAGTATAACGATGGCTACACCGCTGAACATCAATGTAAAGGTCAGTGGGCCGCTGTTTACCAAGAACCTGACCGAGACTGTCAAGAAGGCGATCATTGCCGAAGGATTGAAGAAGATCGAGGAGCGACAGGAAAGGGGCACCGCCTCATTAATTCGCAGGAAGGGAACATGGGCGACAGGGCGGCCGAAGTTTCAAGGTGCCAAGTTGAATCCCGTGCGTCGTCAAACCAAGGGACTCACACTGGAAATACTCGCGTCGACTGGTAGCGGTCCTCGGCGGCGTCGAGCCAGGAAGTGGGTAGAAAACAACATGGCGATGATTTATCGGGCGGCTCCGTCAATGCTTAGAAGTATTGCTAAACGCATAGTCTCGGAACTCAACTGATGGCCTATATAACTACCGCGCTGCAACTCATCCAGTCCTACCTTAGCGGCAAAGGCTGGTTCAAAACGGTGACCATCGGTGAACCCGATGCGCCGCCTGAGACGCCGGCGGCCGCAATCTTCCTAACGAGAGGCACGGCTAACCAGTTGTCAACAACTAGCTTCCGCCGACAGCGGGACGTTATGGTTCGCATCTATATGGATGTGATGGAGGAACCGCGCGAGGGCGCTGAACTCGCCCTCGACAAGATGGTCTATGACGCTGAGACCGCGTTCAAAAACGATCTCAGTCTTAGTACTACCGGCTGGGTGATTCTCGGCGATATCGCTGAGACGTTTGATTATGTCCTGTTCGGCAACCGGCCGTTCAGGATTGCCGATATTGTCTTGCCCCTGTCGCAGAGGGAATAGGAGTCCACATGGACAAGCGCGATGAACTCATTGCTCAGGGATACGGCGCCGTGGTTAAGGGGTGCATTGCCCATCGGACAGACGGCGATTGCTGGACCGAGAAGGACTGGCTCATACCGCTCAAGGATATGGAAGAAGCGATTGATCACGGGTACACGAGGTGCAGGAAATGCGGCTCGACATCGGCTGCGGAGACAAGCGAGACGAAGGCTACCTAGCGACTGACATCGCCGGACGTCCAGACGTCATCTGCGATGCCCGCCACTTGCCCTTCAAGGATGGCACGTTCGAGAAGGTGCGGATGCTACACGTTCTTGAGCACATCCCGCGCGAGTTCCTGGTACAGACGGTGAACGAATGCCATCGCGTGACGGTTGAGGAGGGCGAACTGGAGATCGAAGTTCCGATCTTCCCGTCCGACGATGCGATGGCAGACCCGACGCATATCAGTTTCTTCGTGCCGCGAACCTTCGACTACTTCGTCGATGGCAAGGGCTTCGACGAACACCGGCGGCTCTACGGGATAGCGCGCTGGGCATACATCGACCGGGAGCGCTTGGGCGACAACAGCATCATTAACGTGAGGCTCCAGCGATGCGAGTGATGATTGTCTCTTCGCCGCACGCCTTCAGTACCCGCGATGTCTACACTGGGCATCTGGCAGGGCTGCGCGCGTGCCTAGGCGAGAAGAACGTCATCAGTTATGACATCCTGCACCGCTTCAACCTATTCCACTCCTGGACGAAGTTCATCGAGCAGGAGACGGGCAGCGTACCGCGCGAACTGCGCGCTAACATCCTTGCCTCAGAGCCCGTCTTCGGCGCTGCCCACTATCACGAGGTCGACGCCGTCTACCTCATCTCGCCGATGTACTTCCCCATGAGCATCATCGATATGTTCCGCAAGGACGGCTTCAAGGTGTGGGCGTACTTCACCGAATGCCCATATGAGGATGAGTTCTGGGCCAGGGGCCAGGCCAGCCACTTCGATGCTTGCTTTGTCAACGACCGCTACAGCCTTCCTCGCTACCAGACATTCAACCACCGCACGGCGTACCTGGGGCATTCGTACAACCCCGCCATACATCACCCAGGACGCGGGCCGGCCCCTGGCCACCAACACGTCATCATGGTAGGCACCGGGTTCAAGACGCGCCGCGACTTCATCGCTGAAGCCGATTGGGAGGGCATCGACCTCCGGCTCTACGGCGGGATGTGGGACGGCATCGCCGGCGAAGTCGACTGGCCGCTGTACTCCCGCGTCCGTCCGCGCCTCATCGAGAACCAGACAACGGCCAAGATATATCGCGGCGCCACCATTGGGCTCTCGATGCACCGCGCCGAGCGCACATTCGAGGCCGAGCAGTACATCGACAGGGGCGAGGCGTACTCAGTCGGGCCGCGAACCTACGAGCTCGCCGCCTGTGGCCTGTTCCAGATAAGCGACTACCGGCCCGAACTTAAGGACATCTTCGAGGACACCGTGCCCATCTACAACTCGCCGCAGGAAATGGAGCGGCTGGTCAGGCATTATCTAGCGAACCCAGAGGAGCGCCAGGAGTTTGCAGGGCGACAACTGGAAGCAGTCAAGCCGCATACGGTCGAGCGGCGAATGGCAGAACTCCTGGAATATGTAGCGTAAAGGAATTAGGGATGCGCGAGTTCGCGGACACGTTCGATGGAATCGAAGCGGCGCCAGAAGGTGCGCCAATCGGGCATGTTGTTGCGATTGCCGCATTCGGACGAATTGGGCGGGTGACCCAGCAGAATCCAGCGCGAACGATAAGTCTCAAGCAGTTCGGCATTGGAGATGTACGCATGATAACTTCCGGGCGTGTGCTGATGCAGTGTCTTGTGCTGCTGGCGCGTCAGGCAAACCAGATTCTCCAAGCGGTTGTCATCTCGCACGCCGTTGATGTGATGAACCTGAGAGCCTACGGGAATCGGGCCATGCTCCGCCTCCCATACAAGGACATGTTCCCCCACATATCGGCGATCCCTCAAGAGCATGACATAACCGGATTGCCTCATTCTCCCGCCCTTCCAACGTGGGTTAGCAGCTCCAGTAGGAGTCGTAACCCGTCCATTGTGGCCATGAACGAAGCGCAAGGGATACCCGATATATTGCCCGCGCTTATGGTTGGCGGTTGTGGCGATGGCGGTCGACTCGCCGCATCCACATTCACAAAGGCCAGTTGGCGGTGCCCAATTAGCAGATGGTGGCGTTCGTGCGCCTCGCTTCATCTGCTGAAAGGCACCCGTCTTGGCCCAATGACCCTGAACGAAACGGGCACTACGGTTCGGGTTCTTCCTGCTACGCGGAGGCAGGGGAAGTCCACATCCACAGGCGCATTCAGTCATACCGTAAGTGTAACACACTAGAGAGGAAGGTGCAATATCAGCACGTTACTAGGCAGAGACGCAGCGGTATATTGGGGTTCTACGGTAAGCCCCTCGCGCATCGCTGAGACTCGCAACATTAGCATCGACATGGGAGCGGAGTGGGTCGACGATACTGTCCACACCGACACCAACCGCAGTGAGCAGCCGACCTTCAGCACGTTCACCTGCACGATTACGGGCCTCTACGACGACGCGGCCTTCATTGTGACGGATGACGCGATAGCGAAGGTGCAGGGCTACTTCTACGTTTACCCGAAGTCCAGCGTCAACACGCAGTACTTCTACGGGCGCGGTTACGTGTCGGTCGACGAACTGAGCCTGCCCTACGATGACTTCTCGACCTTCAACTGGACGATCAAGCCGTCGGGAACCGTCACGTTCAAGCACGCGTAATGCGACGCGAAGTCCGTCAATGGGTCGAGCGGGTCGTGCAGGAGAAGGCGCCGCAAGCGCCGGTTCTCGAAGTGGGTGCATTGAATATCAACGGCACCTGCCGCGACCTGTTCCCGCAAGAGAGCTACATCGGCCTGGACACGCAGGAGGGCAAGGGCGTCGACATGGTAGGCGACATCATGGAGCCACTTCGGATTCTGTACTACGGCTTCAACACCGTCCTCTGCCTGGAGACGCTAGAGCACATCGCCCAGCCGTTCAAGGCCCTCATGCGGATGCACGACTGCCTGATACCGGGCGGCCTGTTCATCGGCTCGTGGGTCTTCAAGTTTGCGATCCACCATGCGCCAGACTACTGGCGGGTGACGCCGGCGGGCTTCCGCTACGCGCTGGAGCAGGCGGGATTCGAGGAGATCAACATCGAGACGGAAGGCGAAGGGCCGGTGGGTGTGTTCGCTACTGCACGGAGGCCGAATGAAGTCGCTACATGAAGTCGGTGGCGTTCGTCTGCGCGGTCCTGTCGCCGAGTTGTGGGCGCACGGCTGCAAGGCCGGCCTTGTCTACGACTGGGTATTCGAGGGCTGGCAGGCGGAATGGGAACTGCGGGCGGAGCGCTACAAACTTGACCCGCTGGTCATCACCAACGGCCTCCGCGACGTGCGCGTGAAAGTAGAAGTAGGCCCCGGTGTTCTAGAAGCGCCGGGCACAATCTGGACGGACTGTATAGCCGATGGTCACAGCCATCGGGCAATCATCATCAAGGGAGGAGAACTGTCATGGCGACAAAAGCGGGCGGTGTCCGCGAAAGCAAGCCGAGACTGACCAAAGACCAACTCCTTGATGCGCTGCGAACGCGGCGCCAGGAGTATGACTTGGATGGGGTCGGCACGATCATCATCGAGAGCATCAGCGTTGACCGTTTTGCGGCCGTGCAGGGCGATTTGGGCGACATGAACACCGCAGATGCCCTGAAGCGGATATGCCTTCTTGGTGTGGTCGAGCCGGCCCTGTCCCCTGAAGACCTGGAGGCGCTGGGTGCAGCGGACGTGAGCGCCATTAACAACCTGGCGAACGCCATCATGCGCGTCAGTGGTCTAATCGGAGACGGTGCGAGCCGTTTTTTAGGGACCACGAAGAGTTAGAAGGACTGATCCTTTATTGCGTCGAGAAACTACACCGCCTGCCATCTGAGGTAAGCGCTCCCATGTGGGAGATGATGCTGGCCTTTGAAGTAGCGAAACGGCAGGTGAAGCGAGAACAGGAAGCGATACGACGTGGCCAACGTAGTTAAGATCGAAGTCACGGCTCAAGATCGGGCGTCAGCGGCACTCAAGGGGCTACGCGGCAACATCGATCAACTCGGTGGACGGCTGACAAGTCTGGGCGCTACCGCTGTTAAGGCAGTAGGTGCCCTTACGGCTGTTGGCGTAGCAGCGGGCGCGGCCTTCGCCGTAACCGGCGTCAGGGCAGCAGCCGACTTCGAGAAGGCGCTGGCGCAGTCTGTTGGGCTGGCGAGTCTACTGCCGGAAGAAGTCGGCAAGGTTCGTGATGAACTCCTGAAGATGGCGACGGCGGTTGGCAAGGGGCCGCAGGAACTCGCCGAGGCATTCTATTTCGCATCGTCCGCCGGCCTAGATACGGAAAAGGCACTGGCCGCTGTTGCGTCGTCAGCAAAGGCTGCGGCTGCTGGTATGGGAGAGACGAAGACCATCATCGACGCCGTGACCTCCGTGATGAACGCCTACGGCATGGCGGCAGACCAGGCTAACCGTGTCACGGATGCCCTTGTCAACACCGTCAAATACGGCAAGGGCGAGCCGGAAGACCTCGCCGGTAGCATCGGCAAGGTTGTCCCTGTTGCCTCGCAGATGGGTGTCAGTATCGAAGAAGTAGGCGCGTCAATGGCTGTGATGACGCGCATCGGTCTTAATGCCGATGAAGCGGCCACAGCCCTGCGCGGTACCCTCCTGGCGATCATGAATCCTGCTGCCCAAAGTTCTGACGCCTTGAAGAAGATAGGCAAGTCGGCGGCAAGTCTGCGGCAGGAGATCAAGACGAAGGGGCTGGCGGCGACCCTCGTCGACATGATGAAGGCACTGGAGGGCGATGACGAGGCACTAGCGGCTATCATCCCCGAAGCGCGAGCTCTCACGGGCGTCCTAGCGACGGCGGGTAATCAGAGCGAAGAGTATGTCAAGGTTCTCGCCGAAATGAACGATGGCCTCGGTGCGACGGATAACGCCTTCGCTGAGGCCAGCGATACCTTCAGCTTCAAGATGGCGCAACTCAAAGCCTCCTTCGATGTGCTGAAGGTCAAGGTCGGTAACGAACTCCTGCCTGCATTGAAGAAGTTTGCCGATTGGCTAGTAAGCGTGCAGCCGAAGATAGAGGCATTCGGCCGCGAACTCAAGGAGCGGTTGGCACCGGCATTAAGGCAACTCGGCGATTGGATTAACCGTGATGTCGTACCCGCGCTTCAGAAGTTGCGGGACTGGAATACTGGAGAACTCATGCCGCGCCTGGAACGGTTCACTAACTGGCTCGGAACCATCCTCCCTGGCGTGGCGGCGGTTGGCGGACAGACACTCTCCGACATCGGCGCGGCCCTCGGTACCTTGAGGGACGGTGCGGCGGGACTTGCGGACTGGGCATCAGAACATGGCGAGGCGGTAGCAGCGATCCTCATCGGTATCGGCGTCGCGCTTGCGTGGGCGAACCCGACCATGGGCATCGCAGCGGGCATTATCGGAATCGCACTAGCTATTGAATTGATGCGGACGAACTCCGAGAGTTTGCCGAAGCCACTCCTTGAAGTCCAGGTCGCCATTCTCGGTGTTACGGCGGCGATAGTCAATCAGGTAGAGACCATCGCCGACATAGGTGACAAGTTCTCATATCTTGCCAAAGTTGCTGAGGCGCTCCCGCAGCCCTTCGGGGGCATAGTCAAGGCGTTCGGTGACACTTCAAAGGCGGCAGGCGCTTCGGCGGCCGACGTGGAGAAGGCAACCGATCAATGGAAGACGGATATTACGGGCCTCAAGGAAGAAGCCGAGGCGCAACTGAACGCTATCAACTTCCGGGAGGCAGAGCAGGCGCTTGGCGACTTGAAGAAAAAGGGCGATCTCCTACCGCAGACTTTTGCATCAATGGCCGATACCGGCGTCGCGAGCATGGTAACGCTCAATCAACTGAATACGGCGGCGATCCGGGGCGACATCGACAAGCTCACGAGCGGCGCCCACATAGCCAGGACTGCCGCTAAGGACATGGTGAACGCCTGGGATCAGGCGCTCAGAGACTCGACGGCTGACTTTCAGGCGATTGCCCGACAGATTGACGAGCAGTCGCGCCGACTCCAATCGCTACCGTGGACGCCACCGACAAGACCTTCGGCCAGTATCCCGAGCGGGACACGTAGTATCTCCGGTGTTGGTGTCTACGGCGATGGCGGTATCGTGCCGGGGCCGCTTGGCAAGGCGCAATGGGGCTTACTGCATGGCGGCGAGCAGGTGATACCAGCGGGGCAGCGAAGGGAAGCGACGGTCAACAACCTTCAGATGCACGTCACGATCAACGGCACGTCGGAGGAAGCACTGACGAAGTTCGAGCGGCTGTTCAACGACTTGCTACGACGGGCAGGCTACGGCGGTTCGTCAATATCAGCGGGAGCGTTTATACCAGCATGAGCGCGAACCTAATCAAAGTGGAGAAGAATCGCTCGGGCGAGTTGATTAGAACTAATGCCCAGAGGCCAACGGAGATGCTGGCGAGGGCTACTACATGCCGACTCATGACGACTCCTTTCGGCGGGAACTATATGATAACACACTTTGTCAAGGGACAGATTAGATGACAACCGCTTACGCATTCATCCTTGACGGCTATACCTTCCCGCGTGCGGATGTGCCCGCGCGCGGGCCTATCGTCTATCACCAGCCGCAGAACTGGTCAGAACAAGATATCGTCGGCAGTACCACGACTGGCGCAACCGTACTCACCTTCCTCGGGCTCAAGAGCCAGCAATGGACCTACGTCTCGCGGGCGGTGACAGCGACGAAGGATAAACTACTCGCCGTCTACAACGCTCATATCCCTGTCGTCATGAAGACGCCGCAGGACGGAACGGGCGTCAACGTCGTCATGACCGAACTTGAAATCCAGTACATCGAGCCGATTGAGGACGGCAAGTTCCTTTGCACGTTCACACTGATGAGGCGCTGACGTGACACTACTGGATCAGGTTCTCTCCACGACGCGCGAACTGCACTATCTGGTCCGCATCAACGGCGTCCTGATTCTGCCCACCAATCCGACAGAAGCGACCGGCGTGCCCGGCATCTCCCGCATCGTCGTCGACAAGATGTCGCCCGTTCCAGTGTGCAGCATCGACGTAAACCGCATACCGACGTGGGTGAAGCGCGGCCAGGTCGTGACGGTCGACATGGGTTACGACGGCTTCTATCAGCGCGTGTTCACCGGCACCGTCCAGGATCGCAGCCGTGGCCTCGGCGCAGGCACTATCAACTGCATGGGCGAGTCCTTCAAGATCGAGCGAGGCATCGAGATACCGGAGCGCAATGTCGACGGCCACACCGTAGATACGGCCATTGAAGACATCCTCGACTATCTCGGCGTCGACAACTACAACATCGTCGCGCCCGCCTTCACGCTTGGCACGGCGTCTAATCCTGTCCTCAATCGCATGACGGCTTCGGCGGAACTCGAATTGCTCATGGGCATCGACGGCTGCATGAGGATGGAGACGGGCAGCGGTCGCGTCATCATCCGCCAGGTCGAGGGACTACCTGCTTCGACAGCCTTCATGTCCTACGGCACAACGACAGCGGCAGGTATCACGGCAGGCGAGACGCGCGAGGACCCACAATACTTCCGTAACCGCGTCATCGTGACGGGTGCGACCGTGACGGAAGGCGTGGCGCCGGACGAGACCTCTCGCACTATCACGGCGACGGCGACGGTCGTCGATTCGCCACTGGCGCAACCGGCGCTACCCTCCGGCACATTCATCGACGCCGAGTACAGCAATCATCTTATCGACACTGACGCGAAGGCGGCGGCAGTTGCCGGACGGCTGGCAACGCAGTATGCCCGCGTGCCGCAGTACACGCCCGTTACCGTGCCGCTGAACCCGCTGCTTGAACTCTGGCAGACACTGGAGTTCGTGATCCCTGACCTCGACCTGAACGGAATGTTCTGGGTCTCGGGTCTACGTCACACCATCGACAAGGGCGGCGCGAAGACTGAACTCATGCTCCGCGGTGGTGACGAACTCGGTGGCACGGTGAACATCAACCCCA